CGGTCGATGAAGGATGGACGACGACAGAACTTCAGCACAACATCTTGCAGAGCGAGGACTTCAGCGCGGCGCGGGCTCTGACAATCAGCCGGACCGAAAGCATGTACGCCTACAACCACGGCAAGCACGAGGCCGCCAAGGGCACGGGGCAGAAGTTCAAGCAGCAGATCGGCTCAGGGGATGCTTGCGAGGAGTGCATGGGGAACATTGAGGTCGGCCTGATCCCGATTGACGAGCCGTTCCCTTCGGGCGACGATTGCACGCCCATTCATCCGAATGATCGGTGCGGTGTAGGTTATTCTGATACGGAGGATGGAGAATAATGGCGAAGTGTGAGCATATGAATTTTAATGCCGAAGTGAGAGTTGACCGCATCCTTAAAAAAGATGGAGACGTTACGCCCTCAGCCTACACATGCGAGGTACATATACACTGTTTGACATGCGGACTGCCGTTCGAGTTCATAGGGTTGCAATGTGGATTGCTTTTCGACCGTCCCACGGTTGACCCGTCAGCTCAAGAACTAAGAGCGCCTATCAAGCCAAAAGGGTTGGCTATAATGCCGGGAATTCCAGGGTTTACGGTGAGGGCAAATTGATGGCGACAACAGGACGCATAAGAATAGACGAGGAGTCAGCCCTAAAGTCTATGCCGGTGACGGCTGAATCAATCCTGCGAGCTGCGATGGCTTTGAGGCCTATTCTTCCCGAAAAGTTCTATGGCCGGTTCATCCTGATCTTCGAGGATGGCCGGCCAATTCGCTGGGAGACTCTTCAGAGCGGGAAGCTCTAGCGTAGTTTCCCCGCTGCCCACATTTGCCGCATACGGCAGGACTCGTCAAGCAACTGCTGTTCTGATACTCCACTTTGCATCGCCTTCGCCCTGACTAAGCAGAGGTCGGAATATGACTTGCGGCCGAGTAGAAACAGCCGGTAGTCGATCAGCGCGATGCGCGCGCGGTGCTTCTTGGCCGATGGCGACTTGTCTGGCGTGTCTTCCATTTCAGCGATGATCTTCTTGGCTATTTCGAGTTCGACGTTCATGGTTCCCTTTCTTGTGCCGGGATATACCGCCCGGCTCGGTTGCGACTGTAACGCCTCCAACTAGAGAGATGGAATGGCGAGGACCTCTATTTTGGTCCATCCGCCGCCATCACCGCGCCGATGGATTTCAAACTGGTAAGGCGCAACATATGAAGCATCCGGACCGATGGCGAGGTACTCACTTGCCAGCGCGTTAGCCTCTTCAATGGAATCGACTTCTCCAACGATCTGAAAACCGCTCTCTTCGCCGATTGCTATCAAGATTCCGTACATTGTCTTGCGCCTCCAAGCGCCCATCAACCAACAACCGTTTAGTTGATAAGCGCAGAATAGCACCCTCAGTGCGCATGTCAACAGAAAAGTTTAATAACCGCGTGATATTTATGTTGATAAACCCGGCGAGTGGTGGTTTAATAATCCTGTTCACAGAAAGGGGTCTTGAGATGACCGAAACAGAACGGATCACGAACGAAGTCATGAGCAATTACGATTTTGACGCTATGGGCACCTATCACGCTCCCGAATATCCACATGCCAACGTCCTCGGCGAGGGGCCGAACGTAAGCGAGTTGCGGAACGACGACGGCATTGCTTTCTTCACCGGCGTCCGTAACGCACTGGCGATGGGGGTCCTGGCAGGACTCGTAATCTGGGGCTTGTGGGAGTTGCATCACCCCATCATGCTCCTGACCCACTGGCTGGTGAGCCATGCACGTTAACCTCCGCAATGCCTACCTATGCGCTGATTGTGATGCGATTGGCGACTCTCCAGAGCAGTGCCCGGCCTGTGCATGCCGGTTGGGCATCCTGCCTCTGATAACCATCCTTAACAGGACTCAAAAGGAGGAACATTGTACGCAACCAACAGACAGACGCTGAAGCAATCGTGAGGATTCTGCGCGAAATTGAGCCGGAAATGCGCGAGAACCCGCTTCAAGATGGCGAGTGCATCCTGTGTTTCAATCCCATCTACAAGCACGGCGAGTCCTGCCCCTTCCGTATGGCAGACGAGTTCATCGCCAAGTACGGGACTCACCCGCCAAAAGAACCGAGGCGCGCGTGACGCTCCCCGAGATGATAGATGAGGTCTACGAGAAGACCCACGTACCGATGATTGAGGTCCTGAACTTGATCGAGGATAACTGGCCGGGACACGAGACCTTCACACCAACCCAATGCAACCTGCTCGTAAGCCTGATCGGCAGGAAGAAACAGGAGATGCAATCTTGACCACAATCTACAGCGAACTGATTGAAGCGGCCGGCGCTGAGTTTCTGCCACAAGCTGAGGGCGAGCCTGACGGCCATTACCTGCGGCGCCTTGTGCTGGCCGTGTCCAAAGCGTCAGATAACGACTGGGAACACCTGAGCAAGGAAGCACAGGACTGGTACAACGCCCAAGCAAAGCGCGTCAAGGCGCATCAGGACCCAGAGCATTGCCCCGGCTTCGGCATCCTCGACGGACATGATGGTCCTGTTGACAATGACAGCTATAAAGCCGCAGAGCCTTCTGATTCCATCGTCGATGCCGTCATTGATTCCGGCTGGCCTACTGGTCCAGAACTCCCCAAGGCGTCATCCAATGACGTGGCACATCAGGACTCGCAAGCGGCTGTCGTGCAAGAGTTCGATACGGTTATCAAAGACGCATTCAAGCCCTACGACTCTGAATCCAAGCGCACCGCAACCGATGCCGTCCGTGCGCTGGTGATGCAGCATCAGGACTGGAATCAATCTCAGATCGCCGCGGAACTCGAAGCCCACGGCCAGCCGGTGAGCCTTGGCACCATCGCCACGGTGCGCAGCATGACCTTGGCGACCATCGCTGTTGCCAAGGGACTTGGAAAGTGGGTGGAGTGAACATTCCACGTCTACCGGGCCGTATGCGCTTTGCACGCGGTCCTCGTCACGTCTTGCGAGTCCTGAAGTGGATGGGACGCATGAGCAGGGCTCTCAACAAGCAGAAAGCGAAGGCGTCATGAAGAAGATCACCATCAAGATGTTTGCACCCGGAAACAGGACTCACAAGACCGTCATCCTGGCAGCCGGCAAAGGCAAGGTGTTCAAGCCCGGCGGCGAGTTTGAAGTGCTTTCCAACGTGGCCGACTCGCTCGAAACCCAGTTCCCCAACGATGAGTTCCGCATGGTCCAGGTTGGTCCTGCGGCGTTCAACTTCGTGTGGGACCGAAAGAAGACGCTCGAAGAGGTAGCCGATAGGGTGATGATCGGCGGGATGCACCTGGGCGAAGTGGCAACGGTGGAGGTGGGTCAATGAAACAGGTCATCGGACTTTTGGCGCTCGCGTGTGCTCTGTGGTTTATCGCTATGATGATTCGTCCAGTACCGACAACCGCTCACACTGTCAAGCATCCAAACACTTGGGATGGAATTGAGGGGCATCCAGATTGCACAGATAACGGGCACCCTTCACCAACGGAGTCCGGCGTCACCATCAGCGACCAGTACACAGATGCTTGCAGATGAGCATCAGGACTCGCGTAGAATCTCGTTAGACCGGTGGTACCGGCGACCTCCTTGGAACACATGGTCCTCCTGCCCGGCATCCTGCGAAGATGTCGGGCTCTTTTTGTCCTGAAGAGCTTATCTGTCCTGCTGTGGTAATATCTCAATCGACGGGTACAGAAACAATCTGGCTCGGACGTGACGGCTTATCAAAGCTCAATCGTCCGGGCCTTTTTGCGTTTACAGGAGCCAGATGGACGATTTCAGCGTATTTCTCCCGATCGAAAAGGTGGACGCGCAGAGCGGGATGGTCTGGGGCTATGCCTCAACGCCATCGAAGGACCTGCAAGGGGAGATTGTCCCGCTGGACGCCATCAAAGCCGCTCTCCCCGACTACATGAAGTGGGCGAACATCAGGACCATGCACACCAACAATGCCGTTGGCGTGACCAAAGAGGCCCACGTTGACGCCAAGGGGCTGTACATCGGTGCCAAGATAGTTGATCCCGCCGCATGGAAACTGTGCAAGGAAGGCGTCTACAAGGGCTTCAGTATCGGCGGTTCCAAACTGGAGAAGGTTGGCGATGTGGTCAAGGCGCTTTCCTTGCGAGAGATCAGCCTCGTTGACCGGCCGGCGAACTCCGACTGCCGCATCGACATCGTGAAGATTGCCGGTGGACTCGCCTTTGGAGGGTCGATGGAGAATCAAACCAGTAACGAAACTTTGATGGAAAAGGCTCTTGACACGTTCCGGACGATTCTCGGGATGGGCAAGATTGCCCTTCCGGACCTTGCCAAAGCTGCACAGGACCCGAATCCGAGTCCTGTTGATTCCGAGGAACTGACCGCCGATGAGATGGCTACCATGACCGCCAAGTTTGCGGACGGCGTTGACCTTGAGAAGCGGGAGTTCAGCGAAAAGGAACGGAAGCACCTCGGCAGCACAGGGGTAGCGCTTCCCGACGGTTCTTTCCCTGTCCAGACCGTGAAGGATCTTGAGAACGCCGTCCAAGCCTTTGGCCGCGCATCGGACCCCGAGAAAGCCAAGGCTCACATCGTCACACGCGCGAAAGCGCTGAACGCAACCCACCTTCTGCCAGCCGACTGGCCGGGCAGCACTAAGAAAAAGGAGAGCACCATCATGGATACTGACCTCCAGAAGCGCTTCACGGCAGGAAAAAAGGCGGCCATCAAGAAGGCCGATGACCACATCAAGAAGGCATCGGCCTCCCACGGCAAAGCGGTCGATGAGATTGAAGCCCTCCACAAGTGCATGGGCAAGGCTGCCGACGGCGGCGACGAGTTCAAGAAGCACCTCACGGCGCTTTCAGGACACATGAACGACATTGCCGACCATCACGAACTGGCTCACGCTGCTCTCGGCAAGGCTATGACCGGATGGGATGGAGATAAGGCTGAAACCGACTTGGGCGAAAAGCCTGATTCGGAGAATGTCGAAGAGCTTTCGCCCCGGCGCATGACTGAAGGCGAAGTTGAGGGCAACACCTTCCGCGGCGCTGGCGACTCGCCCTATTCGGCGTCTGCGATTGCGACGATGGTCAAGGCCGCTGTGGCCGAAGCTACCGCCCCGCTGATTGCCGACAACGCCTTCCTGAAGGGCCAGATGTCCGTGATTGAGAATCAGCCCTCTGCCGGACGCCGCCCGAAGCTGTTCGTTGCCAGTTCGACCGGGGATGTGTTCCCGGCCAGCGACGGCAAGGCCGACTTCAACCGGATGATCAACAAGTCGCTCTCCGAAGCCGACCCGAACGACCAGCGCAGTTCTGAGCAGGCAACGGCGCGCGCTTTCGGACTGATGTGCACCCCTGGCAGCGGGTTTGCGAAGTCGATCAACGACCCCAACTTCAAGATTGATCTGGGCGGCAACTAACACAGCCAGCGCAGTTCACAGCGGTTCCAGTTTTTAGTCAACAACTCGGCAATAGGAGAATCTGAGATGAATGAATTTGAGAAGTTCCTGCAAAGCGACACTTTCAAGCAGGCCATTGACGAGCGTGTTGGCACTCTCGCAAAGGCCGACACTATTGACCAGAACACAGGGCTGGTGTGGTACGACCTGAGCCGCATCGTTCAGGAAATGCACCCGTTCAAGCAGTTGATCCCGCTGATCTCCAGCCTCCCCCGCGTCCCTGCCGACGGTGGCACGGCGCACCGTTGGAAGAGGGTCACCGGCATCAACGTCAACAACGTCTCCATCGGCGTGCCTGAGGGCGAGCGCGCGGCCGCTTCCGCCATCACAGTTCAGGACCAACTGGCGAGCTACAAGACGATGGGACTCGAAGGTTCTGTGTCTTGGGAAGCCCGTCTGGCCGCTCTCAACCTCAAGCCCGACGCTCAAGGCGTGACGATCCAGGCCACGCTCCAAGGTGTCATGGTGGGCGAAGAGCAGACGCTCATCGGCGGCAACGCCTCCACCCCGCTGGGTATCACTCCCACGCCCACCCTGACCGCTGCCGGCACCACTTCGGCGCTGTCGAACGTCCCCTACTACCTCGTATGCGTTGCCCTCAGTCACGCCGGATGGCGCACTGGCAGCATGGCGAACGGCATCCCTGGGCAGGTCACACTGACCAGCACCACGGGAACCATCACCAACGTGGGCGGCGGATCGGCTCAACCTTCGGCACAGGCCACCATCACCCCGACTGCCGGCCAGATCATCACCGCCACCGTTACCCCTGTGGTCAACGCCGTAGCCTACGCGTGGTACTTCGGGACCACGACCGGCGCGGCCCGGCTCCAGGGCATTACCACCACGAACCAGGCGAAGTTCAGTTCGGTCCCGTCCACCACCAATCAACTGATCACCGCTCTTCAGGTCAACGGCGCGTATCAGGACAATTCGACCAACACCCTGCTTCCCGATGGCATCCTCAGCCAGATCAACGGTTCCGTGTCCGGTTCCGCTCCTGGCACAGCCATGGCAACCAACCCGAACTTGCCCGTTGTGGCCAGCGGTACTCTCGGATATGCGGGCTCCGGCGCGCTGATCTTCCAAGGTGCCAGCGGCAACACTGGCTTGACCATTGCCGGTACCAGCATCACGGAGTTCGATGCCGTCTTCCAGGCCGCCTACGACCAGTACAAGATCGGCTTTGACCGGATTCTGGTCAGCTCCACCGACCTGAACTCGAACATCGCTCAGTTCTTGAACACGGCCAGCACCAACAACAGCCTCCGCATGGTGTTTGAGGCGGACTCGGGAAGCGGCTCTCAGATCGTGGCCGGGCGCGCAGTCAACGCCTACAAGAACAAGATCTACGGCAACACGCTGCCGATCGAAACTCACCCCAACCTGCCTCCGGGCACGATTCTCTTCTGGTCCGATCGCTCTCCGTACCCCCTGAGCGGCGTGGCCAACATCCTCGAAGCGCGTGTCCGTCAGGACTATGTGCAAGTGTCCTGGCCGCTGCGCACCCGGCGCAATGAGTACGGCGTGTATGTCGATGAGACGTTCGCCCTGTACTTCGCTCCGGCCTTCGCTATCCTGACCAACATCAACCAGCCGACGGGAACCCAGACGTTCTAACCTACGGATGGATTTACAATGAGGCAGGCGGCGGCAACCAAACGCCTCCTGCCTTATTTTTTGGAGGGAATGGAATGGTCAGATTGCAGTGTCCTGAAGGCAATTCGCAGGTTTCTGTCGATGGCAGGAACTACCAAGCAGACGATACCGGGTTCGTGACCGTGCAAGAGGAGAGTGTCCCGAAGTTGCAGGCCATCGGCTTCACGATTTCGCCGGTAAGCATGACGGTGAGCCAAGAGGACTTTGACGCCATCGCCGCGAACGCAAAGGACTTGAACTTGCCAGTTCCGGGCGAAGTCAAGGTTGCGGGCAAGCAGAGCGCGCGCATCAAGGTGGAGTAACGAAGATGCCTCATGCGGTTGATTTGACGACATTGACGGACCTGAAGAACTACATAAGCCCCGCTTTGGGCCAAACAACCGCATCAGACTCCGCCCTCTCAAAGATCATCACTGCGGTATCGGACGGCATCAATCGCTACGTGTCGCGTACCCTGGCTGTTGGCACCTTCGCCGAGGTTCGGAACGGGAATGGCCGGCGCTCAATGCGTGCGCTGATCTATCCGGTCCTGAACGTCTCGTCTGTCGTACTGGCAGGATTCTACGGGGAAACAGGACACGTAATCCTCCCATCTGCGAACGGCTCAGCATCGCATCTTTCGTGGGACAAGTGGTTTATCAACCTACGGGACAATGTCTTCTGGGAAGGGCGCCAGAACATCACGCTGAACTACACGGCGGGGTTCATGACGCCGGGGCAGCTTGGAGTCCTGACTTTGCCGGGATGGACGGCGGCGACGGTCACCCTGGCCAACGCACAGATTCAGGTAGGCGGCTTCTACTATGAGGCAGTAAACGGCGGCACGACGGGCGCAACGACGCCGGGGATATGGCTCCAGACGCGCAACTCGATCACGAACGACAACGGCATCTTCTGGAGGTGCGAGGGCGCCATTCCAGTTTTGCCAAGCAATGCGAACATGGTGCCTGACGATTTCCAGATGGCCTGTATGCAGCAATCGGCGCTGCTGTTCAAGAACAGGACCCGCGTAGGCGATACGGGCTCTGGCGTGGGTCCTGATCGCATCAACTATTTTTTGAAGGACGCGCATCCTTCCACAATCTCGATGCTTGACAAGCACCGCGAAGTTTTCCCAACTGACGGCATGGGAACCGTCTAACTTAGCATAGGAGAATCATCACCATGGCAAATCTCAATCTCCCTAGTCCCACCGCGCAGCAGAGCGACGTTGTTGCAGCGTTGCAGACCGCAGTGCAGGCGGTTCCGGTCACTCCCCCCGTGGTTGTGGTCACTCCGCTGGCGCCCGCTTCCACCACTCAAACCTACGCCGTTGTCGCCAAGATCGGGACTCAGACGGTTCCCGGCACGGCCACGATCACCACCGGCGCAGCCACGCTCTCGGCCGCAGCATCCAACACCATCTCGTGGAACACGATCCCCGGTGCCGTCTATGACGTGTACCGTGTGACGGGCGGCGCAAACCAGGGCAAGATTGCATCGAACCTTACCCCCAACGTGCCGAATGGCTATGGCGGTGTGCTGAACACGCTGGCAACCATGAGCTTGGTTGACGCGGGACTCTCAGGCGATTCATCCGCGGCCCCGACGTTCAACACTACCGGAACGCTGGCGCATGGAGCGATGACGCCTGATCAGGTCGTTAACTCGGCGAATGCGGTCATCAGCATCATCACCGGCACTATTCTCGTAACCTACGCTGGCGTAGCGGCCATGACCATCGGAGCGCCGGTAGCGGGCCCGGCTTCAGCGGGCGGTCAGGATGGAGCCGAATTGCTCTTCATCACTACCACCACGAACCAGCACACCGTGACAACCCCGGCCAATGTCATCAATGGCAACAAGCACATTCTGACCTTTGCTGCCACGGCCAACAGCCAGCTCTCTTTGGAGGCCCACGGCGGCATCTGGTACTACGCCAATGCTGTGAATGCGGCAGTCGCCAGCTAAACATGGACATCACCCTAGAAGGCGGCAAGCGGCTCTCTGCACGGTTGGATCATATGGGTCCTGCCATCAGAACGGCCGCGCGCCGCCAACTGGCAAACATAGGCGAGCACCTGGCTAGCTACGGGCAGCAACACTTCGAGGAATCAGGACTCAAGAGACGGTCTGGAAACCTCGCTGCATCTATGGCGGCAATGCCAGTTGAAGAAGATGAGCACGGCTTGACCGGTGGCATGATGGCCGGCAAGGGTCTGAAGTACGGTCCCGCTCAAGAGTTCGGCGCAGAGATCGATGCAACCAACGGCCATATGCTTGCAATTCCCATGGAAGACGCATTGACGCCTGCAGGGGTGGCAAGGTTCGCACCACGGGATGCGGCAGACGCTGGTTATGATCGGATCTTCTTTTCGAACGTGGGCAACAACGTCTACATGTTCGGCGTCATGGATGGCATCGTCCACTTGCTTTTCGTTCTCGTGCATCACGTCTCAATCCCGGCGCGTCCGTTCGCGGGTCCTGCTCTTGACGCCAACCGGGCATGGATTGAAGCGCGATTGAAACAGGCTGTCGATGAAGGAATCAAGGAGTCGGGAGAGTAATGGGAAACCCACTAGGCCGCGAAACGATATACGCAGCATTCTTTGCGCAGTTGAAAGCGGCGCTTGTGACCCCGACAAGCCCGTTCAACTACGCCGGTCGCCGTCCAGTTCCTGATACTGACCTGGCCGAGGAGCAGTACCCGGCATTCTTCATGATGGAGGCGGGTGAGATCTATGACCGTAGCGTTCTATTTGCGCCTGCGCGGGTATCTCTACTCTGCACGATTTCAGTTGTTTCCCTT